TTGACATTACGGGATGGGTTAACGGAAAGCCCACAATCACGGCGACGACAGGCACACACCTTGGCAGTCGTTATATCGGGAACGGGTTTTGGGCGGTCTATGGAAACACCACGTCTGTTACCGCCTCAGAGAGTCACAGGGCTTACGTCTACAGCAATGAAGACGACAACTCGAACTCCCCGGCAATCGACGTGTATCGCATGAACGCATACAACGATCTCACGCCACGGTATTCGCTCTTAGACGCAAACATTACGGCCACCGTCGAGACGTTTTACGCCGACTTTGTGGCGCCGCCTCAAGCGATGACAGTCTATGCCAAAGTGATGGGCGACGCAGGTCTAGACGAAAGCGCATCTACGTCTGGCGGAAACAACGGACTAGTTCACATCGGATCTACGGGCGCGTCCACCGATCCACGTTTGTCTTTGTATTCGACCGTGGGAACGAACTTTGTGTTTATGCACGACAACGGGACCAATGAGCGAAGTTCGACGATTTCGTCGTCTGCGGCAGTGTGGGGCGACACGGTAGAATTGCGCGGGGTGTTAAACGCCGACGGTTCGGTCGTGTTAGGGCAGTCTATCAACGCAGGAGCTGAGACAACGGGTAGCACCTCTTCAACGTCCGCAGTTGATGCAGACGCCTGGGCCGCAGACCGTATTTACATCGGCTCTTTGGGAACTGCCAATCAAGGTGTGGCCGTTGTGTATGCGGTCAAAGTCGCCCGAGGTGTCCAAACGATGGCGCAGATGAGGGCGCTGTAATTGCTCGCCGCGTTCCCCCGTCCGAGCGTAGTGAGTTCTGTAGGCTTGCGAGGCTCTGACTCCCCCCTGAGCCGTGATTTCTGGGCGGGGGGCGCGGTATCGTGAGGACAGGCTACAGTAAGGAGTTGCGCGAGTACGTTGAAGCAACACCGCAACGAGCGCGCCCTATTATTGAAACAGTGGTCACGGCGGCTTCAGACATTCGGGATACTTACACAGAGTTCCTAGCGGCTGATGCGACGACCGGCTTTCAACTGTACACGACGGGAGGAATTCGGTTAGCGGGCGGTGGCACTGACAGTATGACCACCAATACGACCCGCGCGAGTGGGGCTGACATTACAAGCCTGCCGCAATTTGGTGCGAGTTCGCTTGGAGCGGCTGTAGTCGAGTGGAGCACCGGAACAGTTAACGCAGAGACGCAAATCTTCTCGGGCACTGCCTATCTCGACCCCAACGTGTCCGGTGCTGGCGGTGCGCGCCAAGTCGACGAGTTCTATTCGGCTCTTTACCGACTCGAGTCAATTACCGATGAGGGCGGCGATCAAATCTGGAACCTGAGATGGATCGGCCAGGATAGCGTGACTGTAAGCAGCGACACTGCGGGCGATGTCACGTTTACCTACGCGAGCAACGACAGTGTCCCTGAGATCGGGGGACGCCCTCCAATCATTGAGCGCGGCGAGACGATTGGTGATGTGGCACCGAAAACCGTCATGCTGATCTATGCGCTCAAGGACACAGGGGAAGTCGCATCAAACGCAGCTTGGGAGTGCGACAACAACAACAGTTCGGTCGTGAACAACGGCCACACAATCAAACGCTACAACCTGACTCGTTACGACACTGCCGAAGGCTTATCGTCGGGTAAGTACACAGCCTCGAACGTGGTCGGTGTCCCGGCTATGGCTCTGCGCGCGAACACCAGCTACAGCAACGCAACGATGGAGTGGACGGGGACAGGCAACGATCTTGACCTCGGGTCAACGCCCGCCTCCGACACAGACTTGGAACTTGTACTGCAAGGCAACACGCCGAGCGATACATCCATCGTCGCATCAATCAGCCCGAACAACGGCACCAACTGGTACACGTTCGTCGATGGCGACGTGATTGGTGTTGATAAGTCAGGAGACGGTGGTACAGACCTGAGTGCTGTTGCTAGGCAGCAGCAGTACGACCTCAAGGTCGTGCTAAACACCTCAACGGACACGTCGCACACGCCGCAACTGTATCGAATCGGGGTGCGAGAGATCACGCACGAAATTGTCGATGGCCTGGTAGAAATAGACGGCGCAGGGTGGGCGATCGACCCGATGAGTTGTCAGGGCGAAATCCCGACGCTGGACTGTCGTCTGTACCGCGACGGCGAAAAAGATTATCGGAGCTGGGCCGAGTCGCTGTTTGCCGACTACCAC